GTGGTAAAGGTAATGTATTGCTATGCTCTTCTGACGTAGCATCTGCATTACAAATGGCTGGTGTATTAGATTACACTCCAGCACTTGCATCTAACAACTTGAACGTTGACGATACAGGTAACACATTCGTTGGTGTATTGAATGGTCGTTTCAAAGTTTATATCGATCCATACTTTGCCGCAACATCTGGCACACACTATGCAACAATCGGTTACAAAGGCACTTCAGCTTTTGACGCTGGTTTGTTCTACTGCCCATACGTTCCGTTGCAAATGGTTCGTGCAGTTGGTCAAGATTCTTTCCAACCAAAAATTGGATTCAAGACTCGTTACGGTATGGTCGCAAACCCATTCGCAACATCTGCCGCTGACGGTACAATCTCGTTCGCTAACAAGAACGTGTACTATCGTAGAATTAGCATCACTAACTTGATGTAATTGATTAAGCCGAGACTACATCGGTATTTAAGAGAGGACCTTAGGGTCCTCTTTTTTTTGTCTATCATAAATAGATGACAAGAGGAGATAAACATGTCAACGTTACCAATAGTACCATTCAACAAAAGTTTTCTTTCTAATAACAAATTTGATTTTGTTCTTAAAAGAATTCCTAACTTTACATTTTTAGTTCAGAGCGTCAACTTGCCTGGACTCACACTTGCGTCTACAGCTATCAATACACCATTCTCTACAATTAGTGTTCCGGGAAACCAAATCACGTTTGGAACATTATCATTAACATTTTTAGTCGATGAAGATATGCAGGCGTGGTATGAATTGTATGATTGGATTGTTCAATTGGGTAATCCAACAGGGTATGATAAAATAGGTAGATTGACAGGTCCAGAAGGATCAACTATCAATCCATTATCCGATGCTACTCTATATGTAAAAACAAATTCAAATAATCCAAATTTTAAATTTAATTTTATTGATGTGTATCCTACCGAATTGGGAGAAATGACTTTTACCTCATCCGACAATTCACAAGAATTCATTACTGCAAGTGCAACGTTTAACTATGGATATTATGAAGCGGTTAGAATTTGACATTTACCCATAAATGTGTTATTATGATATAGATTGAATTGACATGAGGATTAAATATGACGTTAGACCAAATGATGGAAGAGTGGCGAATAGACGCTACAGTTGACCCCACAGAGTTAGGTATCGCATCTTTAAAGATACCAGAATTACACAGCAAATATCTCAAAATTTATTTTGACGAAAGACGCAAACTCAAAGCACTTGAGTTTCAAAGCAAAGATTTATCTTTGAAGAAGTATGAGTATTACAATGGAAAACTTTCACAAGAAGAACTTGACGAACTCAATTGGGAGCCATTCGTTAAGCGTTTGATGAAGAATGAAGTTGATATGTACCTTGATTCTGATAAAGATATTATACACAACAATGTTCGCATAATCAATCAAAAAGAAAAGTTAGCGTTTTTGGAAGAAGTACTTAAGAACATCAACCAACGCAACTTTCAGATTAAGAACGCTATAGAATGGAAGAAGTTTACGCAAGGTGTACAATAAACTCTATATCTCAAAAGTAGATGAAGTCTACGCACACATCAAGTGTGAGAACTCCGATGCAATGGAGTTGAATGAATACTTCACGTTCTACGTTCCCGGCTACAAATTCATGCCCGCATTTAGAAATAAAATATGGGACGGAAAGATACGTCTTTTCAATTCACAGAGTAGACAAATCTATTATGGTCTGATTCCATACTTAGAGAAGTTTGCTAAAGAACGTGAGTATGAAATTGAATTTGATGAATCAGTAGAAACGTATGATGAATTTTCTGTAGCAGAAGCAAAAGACTTTATTGATACTCTAGGCATACCATTTGAAGTCAGAGACTATCAAATAGATGCATTCATTCATGCAGTACGCAGTAGAAGAAATCTATTGGTATCACCGACAGCATCAGGCAAGTCACTCATCATATATCTCATTGCGAGATATTTAAATTGCAAGACTCTTATCATTGTTCCTACTATCTCACTTGTTGCACAGTTGTATAAAGACTTTGCAGACTATGGATTTGAGAGTGATAAATACATACACCAGATTATGTCAGGTGCAAGCAAAGAAACTGATTGCCCCATTGTCATATCTACATGGCAGTCAATTTACAAGATGCCAAAAGAATGGTTCGAAGAATTTGAATTAGTTGTTGGAGATGAAGCGCATTTGTTTAAAGCAAAGTCGCTGATATCAATTCTAACAAAACTAACAGAGTGTAAGTATAGGTTTGGTCTGACAGGTACGCTAGATGGTACACAGACACACAGATTAGTCTTAGAAGGTTTGTTCGGTAAAGTCAAACAGATTACAACAACAAAAGAATTGATTGACTCTGGACGATTAGCTAAGTTTAGAATTAAAGCGTTAGTGCTTAAGCATAACGAAGAATCATGCAAGCTAGGTAAGAATTTTAAATATCAAGATGAGATAAATTATATTATAGGTAAGCCGTCAAGAAATAGATTCATTAGAAATTTAACTATGAGTTTAGAAGGTAACACTTTGTTACTGTATCAATTTGTTGACAAGCACGGCAGAATATTGTATAATATGATTAAAGACGCAGTAGAAGAAAATAGACCTGTATTCTTTATTCATGGTGCTGTTGGAGTAGATGAGAGAGAAGAAGTTCGTAGAATTACTGAAGAAGAAGAAAATGCAATTATCGTAGCATCATATGGAACATTCTCTACTGGTATTAATATTCGTAATTTACACAATGTTATTTTTGCTTCACCAAGCAAGAGTAAGATTAGAACACTACAATCTATTGGGCGAGGATTGCGTTTGGGTGACAATAAAAAAGAAGCTATTCTATATGACATATCAGATGACATGACACATAAGAGTAGAAAGAATTTTACGTTAGAACATTTTATTGAAAGAATGAAAATTTATAATGAAGAAAAGTTTGAATATAAAATTTACACTTTAAACTTAAAGGAAGAATAATGCTGTGCAAAATACTTAAATTAACAAGCGGTGATACTGTCATTGGAAATGTTGTCGAAGAAAGTAGAGGCTACATCGAAGTACATCGACCAATGAGAGTTGTTATTGTTCCTAAAGTGTTAGAAGAAAATACATTTCACATGTCTATGATGAAATGGGATCCATTAATTAATTTTACTTTGAATTCAAGAATATTTAAACAAAGTATTGTTTCGGTATCAGAAGCAACAGATGATGTATTGGAAGTCTATACTGAATTGTACAATCAGTTTGAAGCTGGAGAGCATGAAGAAAACATCGTTATGCAGAATAGGAATCAAGAGAGTGAAGAGTTTGATACTGAAGAAAAAGTAGAGAAGGAAATTGAGAGGATGAAAGGATTAGCTATTGTGTCTGCTAACACACAGACTATACATTAACTAAGTCTTTATCAAAGGGGACACAGTAATAATACACTATTGTCAAGCGATTGTCAACACATTGAGGTAAATTATGAACACTACTGCCATACCAGTAACAAAAGTAAAACACTACGTAAACAACGAACATTTCTTAGAAGAGATGGTTGTCTTTCGTGCGGCTGTTAAAGAAGCCAAAGAAACAAATGGCGAACGCCCAAGAGTACCTGAGTACATTGGTGAGTGTCTATTTAAGATTGCAACTCACTTGGCACGTAAACCAAACTTTGCAAACTATACATTCAAAGAAGACATGGTGTCTGATGGCATCGAAAACTGTCTACTGTACATCGATAACTTTGATCCGGAGAAGTCTAAAAATCCATTTGCATACTTTACCCAAATCATCTACTATGCATTCTTGCGAAGAATTCAAAAAGAGAAAAAACATTTGTACATCAAGTATAAGAGCATGGACAATTTAATTATTACCGCACTTGTTGAAAACAATGGCGAAGAATATGTGAATGCTGGACTCAATGGTGTACTTCACGATTCATATAGCGAAGAATTTATTAGCGACTTTATCAAAGCGTTCGAAGTGAATAAAGAGAAAAAGATTGCCAGTGCAAAGCCTAGAAAGAAAAAGGCCACAGGCAATACTGTGTTTGATGAATTTCTGGAGAAAGATGATGCAGACACCCATTCCAGCCCAACTTGAAAATTGGCTAAAGATTGTTGAAAATAAACGTTCGCCGCAAGACTTAAGATCAAATGCCGTCTTGCATTTGACAGCGATTCGTGATATAATTGACAAGTCTTTAGGCACAACAACTACGAAGAATCAAGGGCAACGAAAGTATGAGAATATGTCTATTAGGTGATACGCATTTTGGTGTTAGAAATGACTCCAAAGCGTTTCATGCTTACTATGAAAAATTTTATGATGAAACATTCTTTCCTCAATTAGCGGAGAAAGGAATTCGCACAATCATACAACTTGGTGATTTATTTGATAGACGTAAGTACATCAACTTTCATTCGCTAATGGAGAGTCGTAGATACTTCTTTGACAGATGTGTCGAAGAGGGCATCACACTTCACGCATTGATTGGCAATCACGATATCTTTTGGAAAGAAAGTCTTGAAGTTAATTCTCCAGACTTATTGTTGCGTGACTATCACAACGTTCGTCTATGGCAGACACATGGCACGTTAGAGATCGATGGAGTTAAAATCGATATGATACCATGGATATGTAAGGGCAATGAAACAGAAATATTTGAGTTTATCAAGAACAGCACTTCAGCAATGTGCATGGGGCATTTTGAACTTTCAGGATTTCCATTGTCTAGAGGTGTAGATAGCCATGATGGGATTGACTATAAGTTTCTAAGCAACTATAATAGAGTGTTCAGCGGACATTATCATACATTCTCCGAACATGATAGCATCACGTATGTAGGTACTCCATACGAACTCTTTTGGTCAGACTATCAAGATCAAAAAAAATTTGCTATTCTAGATACGGAGAATATGAGAGTTGAATACGTAAACAATCCTCACAGAATGTTTTACAAAGTCAACTATGATGATAATGGTACCGACAAATTGAAGATTGAAGATTTAAAGAATATGGATTTTTCTAAGTATGCAAATGCTTATGTGAAAGTTGTTGTCGTTAATAAACAAGACCCATACCTATTTGAAAAACTTGTCGATGAAATATATAAAGTAGGTCCAGTCGATGTCACAATCGTTGAAGATTTTACAGAATTTAGTGAGACAGAAGATGAAGACATTGTTAATCAAGCCGAAGACACCATGTCTATTCTATCCAAATTTATTGATGGACAGAGTTTGAGTATTAATGATCCAAATAAACTTAAAACATTGATGCGTGAACTTTATGTTGAGGCACTATCTACAGAAAACATTGAATGATAATTTTTCGTAATTTGCGTTGGAAGAACTTCCTAAGCACTGGCAATTTTTTTACTGAACTCAAGTTAGACAATAACAATACTACATTGATTGTTGGTGCTAATGGTTCTGGTAAATCGACTATGCTTGATGCATTGACGTTTGTTTTATTTGGTAAGCCATTTCGTAGTATCAACAAAGGACAACTTGTAAATACTATCAATGGTAAAGATTCTGTTGTCGAAATTGAATTCGACACAGGCAACAAGTCATACAAAATCGTTCGTGGCATCAAACCGAACGTGTTTGAAATTTACTGCAATGGCCATCTAGTCAATCAAGATGCCGCAGTCAAAGACTATCAAGAACATCTAGAGAAATTCATTCTCAAACTCAACTACAAATCATTTACTCAAATTGTTGTTTTGGGTTCAGCATCATTTACT